CCTCCGAGGGGTTGAGCTCCCCGCATATAATATCGGCGCCGAGCGTCGGGTCGTGGGCGATGATCAGGACCGAGGGCTTCCTGAATCCCCAGTCGATAGCTATCCGTGCTTCCATATCCTCGCGATACTTCCACCCGTCGACGATATTCTCCTCCGACCACTCCGAGTAGACCGACCCGGTCGGAGGCGTCGGCTTGTTCATGATCATCGCCTCGCGCTCCGCCGGCGGGAGAGCCTCGGTCGCGCGGAACCATGCTTCGGAGAGGTTCGCGCGGTTCGCGTAGCTGGTATGGAATATGGCGGGGCATCCGTTGTCTTCGGCCATCCTCACCCACCACGCATCGGAGACCGGGAGACCGACCATAACGAGGATAGGCGATGGTCCGGACCTCAACCGGCCGAGGGCCTTTTGAGCAACCTCCTCCGTCATCGTCTGCGACTCATCAATGAAGGCGGCGCCGCTGACGTTGATCCCCTCGAGCGGGTTATGGCTTGAGTCTCGCGTTCCCGGCCTGAAGTACGCGCGACACCAGACGACGCTACCGGTCTGCGGGTCGGTCCAAGTCCCTTTGAGCTGATTCCACTCCCAGCCGAGCGGACCTAACCACTTCTCAATCTCGGGAGCTAACACCGTCCTATACCTCGGAGAGGTGTCGGTGATGAGGAGCGAGGAGCTCCTCGGTCTCGCGTGGCTCATCTGGAGAATCGCGAAGACGAGCGCCGAGGTTTTACCGCTACCCCATCCAGCGCGAACAGCGATGAAGGTCTGCTCATGAGCGAGCGCTCGGAGGAGGTCGCGTTGTAACGGATTCAGCTGGAGGTCGCTCATGATTTTGTCTTTATACTGAAGAGATGTATGGTACTGAACAAAGTGGAGGCTCCCCTATGTCTTACCGTACAGGATACACAAGAGCGCGCGACCTTCCCTATCGCGGCGCCCCCGCTGTTGCGCCGCTCGGTCAACGCGGTATCACGGGGACATATCTATCCGGCGGCCAGATCGTCGGCAAAGAGCAAAACCTCCGCATCACCGGGCAAAACTGGATTCACGAGGCCGAGGAGATGCTCGCGACGGACCCGACCGTCGCGGCGTCGTGGCGTGTCCTTAAGCAGACTTTGCTCGAGGCATCTTGGCGATGGGTCCCCGGCGATGAGACCGACGAGCACGCTAAAGAGCTTGCTCGGTTCGCCAATGAATGTTGGGGGCTCGACGGCTATCCGGGGATGATGTCCGTCTCTTGGGAGGACCAGCTTCAGTATCTCTGGGAGTTCGCGCCCATCGGCTACCGCTACGCCGAGGAGGTCTATCGCGTCGACAACGACGAGCGCGGCGTCCCTCGAGTGTGGCTCGACAAATACGCTGATCGGGAGCCGTCGGCGCATCTACGATGGGAATCCGCCGACGGGCAAAACCTCGACGCGGTCATTCAGCAGCTCCGCGGCAACGTCCTTCCGCCGGAGCCTATCCCCTCATCTAAGCTGTTGCTTCTTACGCTCAACCGGACCGGGAGTAATTTCGAGGGCCGAGGTCTCCTCCGGCCGGCGTGGTGGTGGTGGAGGTTTAAGCAGCGGACCGCGAATCTCCTCGGCGTCGGCATGGAGCGATGGGCCGTCGCGACTCCTCGCGTCTCGGTTGACCGCTCCGCAGCGGAAGCCGCTGGTCTCACCGATACAGATATTGATGAGATGATCGACCGCGCGGCCGCTCAAGCTCAAGCCTACATCGCTCAAGAGCAGAGCTACCTTGTCGACAATCCGGTGGTGAGCTTTGACACCTTCGGAGAGCAGAAGCTCGACAGCTCTCACGCGCTCGCGACTATCGCCCAGTGTGATCATCAGATCAGCTTGGCCTTCCTCGCATCGTTTATGCACCTCGGCGTTACCGACACGGGCTCGAGGAGCGTCGGCGAGGTTCACCTCTCGGTCTTCCGGAGGAGCGCGCTCAACCTATGCGACATGATCGCCGGCGCGGTCGGAGGTCAGGACCGGAGAGCCGGCGGGACCATCGGTCGACTCATCCGCTGGAATTATGGCGACTGCTCCCCATCACAGCTCCCGCGCCTCGCTCACTCCGGCCTCGACGCCGACGAGCTCGCCGAGAGCTTGAACGCTCTCGCTCCGCTGGTTCAGTTCGGGCTCCTCACTCCGGAGGATGATCTAGAGCGAGCTATCCGAGAGCGCATAGGCGCCGGCGAGCTCCCCGACCAGGCGGCGCGCTCATATTTTGACCGCGTCTCCGGTGGTGTCGGTGGAGGAGCGGCCGCTCTCTCCGAGCGGTATCGCAAGCTCCGCGAGGTGAACCGATGAGCGCTAAGCGTAAACTCAAGAGGCTCGCGGCTCGGAAGGATGATCCGAAGACGCCGGCGCCCAAGCGGGACCAGCGGACCGGCTCTGATCGGAACCCTAAGGGCTCCGCGTCAGGTACTCGGGGCTCTATCAAAATCTCGGATTCAACCGAGAAGGCGCTCTCAAACCTCCGCGACGAGCACAACGAGAAGTACACCGCTAAGGGCAAGAGGGTAGACCTCGGGATGCTCAAAGCCGTCTACCGGAGAGGCGCCGGAGCGTTCTCGACCTCTCACCGGCCATCGGTGACATCGCGGGAGCAGTGGGCGCTCGCTCGGGTCAAAGCTTTCCTCAGGCTGGTCGGGACCGGCGAGCGGAAGAAAGCCTATAACACTGACCTAGACCTCCTCCCTAAAGAGCACCCGCAGCACCGAGAGAAGGAGCTCGCGGAGAAGCCGGAGAAGTACGCTCATATCGATTTCACTCCTCCCAAAGGAGCTCAAGACGCCGCACGTCGAGCGCTCGAGGTCCGCGCGGAGAAGCCGGAGAGTCAGCGAGGGATGACGCCGGTTGGAATCGCTCGAGCGCGTGACCTCCAGAACGGAGTCGAGCTCTCGCCGGAGACAGTTCGCCGGATGCTTGCCTACTTCACCCGACATGAAGTCGACAAGCAGGGCTCGACGTGGGGAGAGCAGGGAAAGGGCTGGCAAGCGTGGCAAGGGTGGGGAGGCGATCCCGGCTTTGCATGGGCGCGGAAAGTGGTGAACCAGATGAACGCAGCCGATGAGAAGAAACTCTCCGAGCGGGCCTATGCGCTCTCCGAGGCGGAGGAGGTTGAGCTCGATGGCCTCACTGTCGTCGTCGAGGATGGTCAGGAGCTCGGGCGCCCATTCGTCACGCTCCGCGCCGGTACAGTCGCGAGCCGGATGAGCGGTGAGACCATCGCCGAGGTCACGCCGGAACTCCTCGCCGAGATGGTCCGCGTATTCCAGGCACGCCGCGAGAGCGATCCGGTGATCATCGACTGGAATCACCAGAGCTCCCCGAACGTCGGCGCGTCCACGCCGGAGACCGGCGGCGCTCTCGGCGAGATCGTCGACCTCCGCCTCTCCGAGGACGGGACGTGTCTCATCGCTATCCCCGCCTATAACGACCGCGGACGGCGGACAGTCGCAGAAGCCCAAGGATCTCTCTGGAGTTCTCCGGAGTTCGTCACGGGCGAAGTCTACGCGAGAGAGAGCGGGGCCCCTACCGGGGGCGCTCAACTCCTCGCTGTCACCCTTACCCCTCGACCGCAGCAATCCGCGAGCTCGGTCGACCGTGTCTTACTGACAGAGGAGGTCAACTTTATGGAGACCCGAGAGCAGTTGATGAAGATGGAGATGGGCGACCTCGTCGACCTCCTCCTCCAGAAGATGGCGATGGTCGCCGAGATGGAGAAGCGACTCGCCGGCGACGCCGAGAAGCTCGAGGAGAAGGAGGACGCTGACCTCCTCGCCGAGGACGAGAAGGAGAAGCTCGCCGAGGACTCCGAGAAGGAGAAGATGGCCGAGGAAGAGGACGAGGAGAAGATGATGGAGAAGCGAGGCTACGCGATGAGCGAGGGCTCGGCTCTCCTTCTCGCCGAGGTCCAGACTCTCCGAGAGCAGCTCACCGCGCTCCGCGAAGAGAATGACAGCGTGAAGCGCTCCGGCGCCGTCGACGAGCTCGTCCGGACCGGCCGCATCTCTCCCGCTGAGCGTCCACTCGCCGAGAAGGCGTGGAACCAGAACAAGGCCGGCGACGGCGCGTTCTGGGCGATGTTCTCCGAGCGCGCATCTGGCTCCGCTGTCCCCCTTCGGGAGGTCGGTCACGGCGCATCCGGGGAGCAGATTAGCCGGGAGTCTCTCGCCGAGCGCGCTAAGGCTCTCGCCTCCGAGAAGAGTGTGACCTTCTCCGAGGCTCTCAACATGATCCGAACTACTGACCGCGAGTTCTTTCTCGCTGCTATGGAGGGCTAAATGAGCCGCCTCGGAAATTCAGACATCCAGACCTTCATCGCCGCTGAGGCGATCACCGGCCTCCAGGCCGTCGTCATCAACGCGGCCGGCAAGGTCGCTCTCGCTGACGGGACCACCGGCGAGCAAGCGGACGGCATCGCTCAGCGTTCCGTCGACGCTGGCGACGCTGTCGAGGTCGTGATCTTCGGCCGGACCAAGGCAATCGCCGGGGACACCCTCACCGCGGGGACTCACTCTCTCCTCATGGTCGAGACCGGGACCGCTCGCCTCATCCCGTGGGCTGACGGCGCCGGCACCGAGTACAGCGTCGCGCGCGTGCTCTTCAACCAGAACGCGACCTCTTACGCCGATGGCGACGAGATCGAGATCATCTTCACCGGCGCAAGCCAGTTCGCTTAAGGAGCGCTGACTTATGGCACGTCCTAGCTATAGCAATCTGCACCCCGTCGACCAGATCCTCACCGGCATCGTCTCCGAGGCTGTCCCGAGCGACGCTCAGCTCATCGCTGATCGCGTCATGGAGCGCGTCGACATCCCCGAGCGCAGCGGGACCCTCCTCGTCGAGAATACCCGCTCTTTCATGGGGGCGCCCGAGGCTGATTCTCGCCGAGCTCCCGGCGCCGGTCGTCAGTCGCTCTCGAGCTTCAATCGGTCTAGCCTCACCTTCAAGGCGGAGATCCACTCCTTCGAGGACTCCATCGCTATGGAGGACATCGAGGATTCGCAGTATCCCGGCACCGAGGAGGCGCGGAGCGCCCGCAAGGTTCGCCGGGCTCTCCTCCTCGCTCAGGAGAAGCGCTGCGCT